GTTGCTAATGCTAATGTAGCCGATAATGATTTCTTAAGAGTTGATGGTACATCTATTGAAGGTAGAACAGCAGCAGAAGTAAGAAGTGATTTAGGTATTTCAGATGATGAAATAATAGATTGGGCTAGCGACCAAACAAGTGCTTCTAAAGTAATCCATGCAAATAATTATACTGATACTGATAGGTATGTTAATTCTGCTGCATTTAACACAGGTACAGGAGTATTGACTTTAACAAGAGCAGGTAGCGATACTAGTACAGTAACCGTAGATTTAGATGGAAGATATGTTCAAACAGGTTCAAGTGGTGAAGCAAATGAATATTCATTTAAGACAATTTCAGTAAGCGGTCAAGATAATGTAGTTGCAGATACAACAACAGATACTCTAACCCTTGCAGCAGGTTCTAATGTAACTATTACTACAACCGCAGCAAGCGATACAATTACAATAGCATCTGCTGATACTAACACATTTAGAACCATAACCGCAGGTGGCAACACTCTTGGTTCATCTGAAACTCTTGCCTTTACAGCAGGTTCTAATGTTACAATTACTGAAAGTGCGGGTGCAGTAACAATCGCATCAACAGATACTAACACTACTTATTCTGTCGGTGACGGTGGTTTAACACAAAATAACTTTACTAATACTCTTAAGACTAAATTAGATGGCATAGAGCCATCTGCTGATGTAACTGATGCAGCCAATGTAAGAACTGCTCTTAATAATGCAATGGCTAGTAATACACTTACTATCGGTGATGCAAACACAACAACAACTTTCCTCGGTTCAATTGTAGTAACAGGAACAACAACAACAAACAATGTAGAAACAGTTAGTACAAGTAATGGTGTAGTATTTGAGGGAAGTGCGGCAGATGCTAATGAATTAACTTTATTGGCTGGAACACAAGATACTACATATTCTGTTGGAGATGGGGGATTAACACAGAATAACTTTACAAACACATTAAAATCTAAATTAGATGGAATAGCACCATCAGCAAATAATTATTCATTACCAACTGCTGCTTCTGATACTTTAGGTGGTATCAAAGTAGGAACTAATTTGAGCATTGATGGTAATGGTGTATTGTCTTCTACTGATACAACCACTAACTATTATACAACAGGATTAGCACTATCATCAGGAACTTTAACTGCTACTGTTAGTGGTGCATCTAATCCTACTGTTGATTTATCGGGTCTTTATACTGCCGGAACAAACTTAACTAGAAGTGGTACTACATTAAATGTAGATGATGCTTTCTTAGTTAATGATGCAAACGACACAACAACAGGTACAATAACTGCTGCGGGTTTTACAACAGCAGGTTCTATTACATTAGGAGGTCATGCGGTTGATGATATAGACATATCAACCGAGTTTGTAGATTCAGATAATCATTTAATGACTTCTGCCGCTATTCAAGATAAGATTCTAGGTTATAATTATACTACAAATACAGGAACAGTTACATCCGTAGGAACTAATACAGGGTTAAGTGGAACAGTTACAGGTTCGGGTAATTTATCTCTTGCTTTAGGAGACCTTGCAGATATGACCCAATCTTGGGTAACAGGTGAAGATGAATTTATTGTTCTTGATAATGGAACTCAAAAGAGAAAACTATCATCTGAGATATTCGGCTCTAATGCTTTTAACTCAACAACAATACCAACTAATAATAATCAATTAACTAATGGTGCTAGTTTTATTACTGCATCTAGTTCAGATACTCTTTCAAATAAAACAATTGCTATATCTCAAGTAACTGAACTTTCTAATTTGACAGCAGCAGAAGGAGAGCAATTAGAAAATATTGGTTCTACAACAATTTCAGCAACACAATGGGGCTATTTAGGTGCAGCATCAGGTGCAATAACAAATACTGATGTAGATGTTAATGTATCAAATTTAACTGCAAGATTACCTCAAATTACTGAAGATGTTACAATTGGTGATGCTACTGATGTAACTGTAACTATGGCAGGTGATTTAACTGTAACAGGTGATTTACTTGTAAGTGGAGATACTGTAACTGTAAATACTGCAACATTAAGTGTAGAAGACCCATTAGTATATTTGGCTAATGGTCAATCAGGAACACCATCTGTTGATATAGGTATAATAGGAGAAAGAGGTTCTTCAACCAATGTTGGTTTTATTTGGGATGAATCCCTAGATACTTGGTCGGCTATTACAACAACAGATACAGGTACAACAGCAGGTAATGTAACAATAGCAGGTTATGCTAATTTAAAGGCAGCAACAATTACAGGTAGTTTAACAGGAGATGTTACAGGTAAAGCAGATACAGCAGATGCATTAGAAACTGCTAGAACTATTTTTGGTCATTCATTTGATGGTTCTGCTAATTTAACAGGTACTATCGCTAATGCTCATATTGCTAGTGGATTATCTGCTACTAAATTAACAACCGGAACTTTGCCAATCGCTAGAATTGCTGATAGTGCTGTTACCAATGCTAAATTAGCAAATAGTGCAATAACGATTGCAGGTTCTTCTACATCATTAGGTGGAACTATTACAGCCGATACGATTGCAGGTCAAATTAGTAGTGCAACAATAACTAATGCACAATTAGCAGGTTCAATAGCCAATGCTAAATTAGCAAATGATGGTGTTACAATTGCAGGTCAAGATATTTCGTTAGGTGGTACAATTACCGCAGATACAATAGCGGGACAAATTAGTTCAGGTACAATCACAAACGCTCAGTTAGCAGGTTCTATTGCTAATGATAAATTAGCATCAGGAATTTCTGCTACTAAATTAACAACAGGTACTATACCTGCATCAAGAATAGGAACAGGTGCTATTTCAACTGCAAGATTAGCAGATGATGCAGTTACTAATGCTAAAGTAGGTGCTAATGCTATTGATACAACAGAATTAGCCGATAATGCAGTTGAATCAGACCAAATAAATGCTAATGCAGTTGTAGAAGCAAAGATTGCCGATGATGCTGTAACAGGTGCTAAGGTTAGTGGGTTTGCTATCGCTAATGCACAAGTCGGTGTAGGTACTTTATTAGACTTAGGCGATGGTATAGGGTTAACTAATTCAGGTACATCATTAACATTTAATACTCAAGCACAAGCAGATTCATTCCCAACTTCAGGAATTATTGATATTGGCAGTGAGAAAATAAAATACACTGGTAAAACAGGTGCGAGTTTAACAGGATTGGTTAGAGGCCATAAAGGAACAACTGCTGCTCAACATGCTGCTAATGCGAGCGTTAAACTTGAATATGCAAAACAAATTACATTAGGTGGTTCAAGAACATTAGAAATTAAACAGTTTGAAGGTGCTGATTCTAGTAATGCTACTGATTTATCAGGTGGATTAGTACCTTATGCGGGTACAGGTGATACTTCTAAATTTTTGAGAGGTGATGGAGCATGGGCTACTGCCGGTGGAAGTGTTGGTGGTAGCGATACTGAATTATTGTATAATGATGGTGGAACAGAAAACGGAATAGCATCTTTAACTTGGACTGATACAGCAGGTTCAGAACAATTAAAATTAACAGATACAAGCGACACAGCATTATTCAAGATTGTTCAAACAGGAACAGGAAATGCGTTTGAAGTTCACGATGATACTGACCCCGATAATAATAGATTTGAAATAGACCAATATGGAAGAGTTGCAGTACAAGGTCAAGCAGGTACAAATAGTGCAGCATTATATGCAGGTGGAATTATAGCAAGTGCATCTAGAATTAGGTCTGCTGCCGGAAGTGCATCAAACTTAGCGTTTTCTACAACAGGAGATACAAACACGGGAATGTATTTCCCTGCTGCTGATAACTTAGGATTTTCAACAGGTGGAACTGAAAGATTTAGATTTGGTTCTAGTGGTGAAATATTAATTGGAGGAACTGCTGCCGGAAGTTCAGGCCAAGTTCTCACGTCAGGAGGTAGCGGTTCTGCTGTATCATGGACTACTGTTAGTGGTGGTATTGCGAGTTTAGCCGCAGATAGCACACCACAATTAGGTGGAGATTTAGATGTCAATGGAAATAGCATTGTTTCGACTTCAAACGCTAATATTGACATTACACCAAATGGAACAGGAGATGTACAACTTAATGCTGATAATATTAGAATAGGAGATTCTGATGCAGATGTTACAATTGCACCTAATATTACCAATACAACTGCTAAACTTCAATTTCAAGCAGATGGAGATACAATACTTAGAGCATCAAGTGGCTCAGGAGATGTATATATTAATGCTAATGCGTTAATGTCATTACAAGCAGCAACTTTTAGATTTGGTACTAATGGTGGTAATCCAACAATAACCACATTAGGTACAAGTGATTTAACTCTTAATACAAATAGCGGAACAAACTCCGGTTCTATTGTAATTGCTGATGGTGCTAATAGTGATATTAGTATTACACCAAATGGAACAGGTCAAGTAAACTTAGGTAACTTCCAATTTGATGTTGACCAAACAGTAGGTTCAGGTCAAGATAATTATGTATTAACTTACGACCATGCTAATACACAAATCAGTTTAGAAGCCGCAGGTGGTGGTGGTGCTACTTCATTAAATGGTTTATCCGATGCAACAGTTACTTCCTTTGCTAATATAGGAGTTGGAGAAGGGGCTTTAGATTCAGTTTCAGCAGATAACGGTACGAGAAACACAGGTCTTGGTTATGAAGCGGGAACTGCTATTACAACAGGAACAGGAAATACTGCATTGGGGTACAAGGCTATACACGCTTTAACAAGTGATAATTCAAATACAGCAGTAGGATATGAATCAATGAAAGATGCTACTACTTCCCATTCAGTAGCAATTGGAAGAGATACATTGAAGAATGCTACTGCTGATTATGTAGTAGCAATAGGAAATAATTCTTTACTTGATATGACTTCGGGTGAGGGAAATACTACTCTTGGTTTCAATACAGGAAGATACGTTACTACTGGTAATAGAAATACTTTAATTGGTTATCAAGCAGGTGATGGGTTTGATGAAGAAAGTGATAATATAGCAATTGGTTATGATGCTTTAGGTGGTTCTGTTGCAGCAGGTGGAGATAAAAATGTAATGATAGGAAATTACGCAGGTGATTCATTAACTACAGGTACAGAAAATGTAGGAATTGGTTATGAAGCACATACAGGCGGTACAGGTTTCTTTAACGTAGCAGTAGGTTCACAAGCGGGTAAAGCAATGACTTCAAACTCTTATCAAACTTTAGTAGGTTATCAAGCGGGTTTCAAATTTAATGGTACTAATGCAAGATTTAATACAGCAGTAGGATATCAAGCAATGGGTGGAGGAACTTCTTCACCACACCAAAATACTGCTTTAGGTGCGGGTGCCTTGTACAATGTAAACGGAGTTTCTAGAAATAATATAGGTATAGGATATCAATCCGGTGTAAATCAAACTGCGGGTAGTGGAAATATAATTATAGGTTCAGGAATTGATTTACCTTCAACTTCAGGTGATAGACAATTAAAAATTGCAGGTAACGATGGTAGCACTACTACTACTTGGATTGAAGGTAATAGTGATGGAATTGTATTAGGTGGATTAACACCACTATTCTTTGAAAGGGGGGCATTAAATTCTACAACAGTAGATATGAGAGTACCAACAGTTCAAAGTTCTACTGCTAATCCTAATGCCTACCCGATGCCATTTGCAGGTAAAGTAATGGCTGTTAGTTTCTTATTCGCAGGTGGAAGTATTACTTCAAATAGTAATGCTAATACTTGGAGATTGAGAACAAACGGTGCTGCTAGTGGTACTGATTTCTCATGGTCTTCTGATTCTTTAACTGAAACTAACACTAATAATTATACAAAAGTCGTAACAGGTTCAGATGTTGCTATGACATTTAATGCGGGTGATATATTACAATTTAAGAGAACGGCTAGTGGAACAAGTTTGAATAATGCACAAGCAATAGTTTGGGTGAAATATAACTTATGAGGTGATTAAATGGAATGGGATGAATTAAGAGGAATAAGACAAGGACTATTAAAAGAAATGGATGTTTATCAATTGGCAATTGTTTGGGAAACTTTAGAATTAGTTCAACAAACTGAAT